CCAGACCCTGCAGATCGCCAAGCAAGTCGCGCAGTGGTACTCGGGATACGATCAATTGCTCAACCCTGCAATCGATCTGTTCAACGACGCTGTGTACACCCCTAAACAAGTAGTTATTCCTGTGATTTTGAGCATGCAGGAAATTTTGAACAACGAGGGTGAAGCACAGCTGATGGACGTCTACGACAGCTACATCTCAGCTGCCGAACGCGCGCTGGAAGACGCCATGGACGCCGCCCTCTACGGCGACGGTACTGCTAACGGCGGCAAGCAGCTCACTGGGCTGGCCACCGCCATTCCGATCACGACCAATACCGGCATTTACGGTGGCATCGATCGCGCCACGGTGCCGATGTGGCAGACCAAGACCTACGACATCCACACCATGACGCCGCCGCTTGGCCCGCAGGCAACATCGACCAATATCCGCCCGCTGCTGAATTATGTAATGACCAAGCACTCGCGCGGCCGTGATTATGCAGACCTCCTGATCATGTCGCCGGAGCATTATGCAGCGTATGACGCTGCTACGATCGCGATACAGCGCCAGACCAGCGACACCTCGCTCGGCAAGCTCGGCTTCACCTCGCTGGAGTATATCGGCGGCGGCAAGCGTGCCGAGATCGTGCTCGACGGCGGCTTCGGCTCCAACATGCCGTCGAACACCACATTCGGCATTAATACCGACAGTCTGAGACTGCGTTATCACCCCAACCGCAATTTCGATAAATTGTTCGATGGTGATGGCCAGATGCCAATAGATAAGGACGCGATCGCCCAGTTTATCGGGTGGATGGGTGAACTTACCATGACCAACCCTATGTTCAACTGGCGGTTGTATGACAGTGTACCGGCTTCCTGATCGACATCTCTTGTCAGGGAGCGTCGATTAAGGGAGTGCCGGGTCGCTAACGTGTAGGTGGATGCCTTCCTTCCGCGAAGGCGGCCCGGCATTTTATTTGAGGCATCAACAACGGAGACTTTTATGGCACGACAAGATCCCGACGAAGTGCTCGTCGCATTGTTCAAAAACCACGCAGTGCCGAACGAGGCCAAGACGCTGCAAGAGGGCCGGCCCATTTTCGATGATATTGAGGTAGTTGAGATCCGCTCGCCGGGCTCGCGCGACGTCAAGGTATTCCCCGCGACGTCGTTTTCGCACTGGCAGAGCAACCCCTACAGCGGCGAGCAGATCAAGGTCACCTACGCCGAGCGGTTCGCGCATCAGTACCGGCAGTTCAAGGCGCTGGCGGCGCAAACCAAGAGCGGCACGCCGCTGACGCATGCGCCGTTCATGAGCGAAGGCAAGCGCGCCGAGATGCGGGCACAGAACATCTACACCGTCGAGGCGCTGGCAGCGATCGACGGCGCTGAATTGAAGAACCTCGGCAGCGGCGGCCGTGAGTTGAAGAATGCGGCGATGGCGTACATGGCAGAGGCCAAGGCCAACGCGCCGAGCCTGCAACTGCAGAACGAACTGGAGCAGCTGCGCGCACGCAACGCCATTCTGGAAGAAGACGCCGCCGCCAAGAAGGCGCGAGAAGCTGCGGCCGAGAACGAGTTCGAAGGCATGGAGCTGGACGAGCTGCGCCAGTTCATCGCCACCAATACCGGACAGGCGCCGCACGGCTCGCTGAACCGCAAGACGCTGATCCGCATGGCGAACGAGTGTCGACCAGACAAGGCTGCTTAAGGCCAGCGACCCGCAACCTGTTTAGCGCGATGGGAGGCAAGACTGTTGAGTTTAGTGATAGCTACCGACCGTCGCGCCCGCTCCTCTGCGGAAAGGTTCATTTTTACGCCTTTCCGCATGACGGACAGCTTTTTGCGGGTTTTCGCTGATGCCTTTTTGCCGGTGTTTGCTTCGCTGATCTTTCTCCTGTGCTCTGCAGACCTCGGGGGCATTTTTCTACCTTTCTTGCCCTTGATCTCTTTTATGTTCTGGCTCGCGGTGATGATCTTCACGTTGCCAACAGCGTATGCACCACGGTCGCCGTGGCGGGCCATGTGGTATTCGTGGCGTGATCTTCCGCGTTTTTCAAAATGCCCAGAGACTTCCCAGATCTCAAACCATTCTTCAAACGTCAACTCGAACGCTATGCCGCGCCGTTTGGCACAGGCTTTGTGTACAGAGTATTTGTTTCGGGGAGTTGCTATACGTACATTTGGCATCGCGAACACCTTTCATGTTCTCGGTTGCAAGTGGCCGTGTAGCGGTGAGACGCTGCACGGCTGCGCTACCCATACCACAGGTAGGGGGAAACGGTGACATTACTTTCCGTTGTCAAGGATGTCTGCGCGACGGTCGGCGTTCTACAGCCGCAGTCCGTGTTCTCCGGCATCACCGGCGACAGGACCATGCAGGAGATGCTTTCGCTCGCCAACGAGATGGCGCAGCGCATCGCCTACGACACCCGCGACTGGACGATGCTGAAGCGGACGGCGATATACCCCGGCGACGGGGCGTGGGTGCCGCCATACCCGATACCGCCAGCCACCGAGCCGCCTGACACTGTTCATGTCTGGACTGGCACCACCGCGTTTCCCCTGCCTGCCGACTACAAGCGCATGTTGCTGTCATCTGGCGTGTGGCGCACCTCGTCGACACAGCAGCCGATGAAATTTATTCCCAGCACCGATGAGTGGATGCACCGCCGCGCGCGCAACGAGGCGGGCAGCGCGTGGGGCGAGTGGACGATCATTGGCGGCCAGGTGCATATCTACGCGCCGATGGCGGTCGGCGTGAGTGCCTACTTCGCCTACCTCGACAAGAACTGCATCAATCTTGCGAGCGGGGGCGTTGGCGACACTTTCCAGAGCGACCTCGACACTTATCGGCTCGACGAGCGGGTGCTGAAGCTGGGGATGATCTGGCAGTGGAAGGCGCAGAAGGGCTCGGCCTACGCCGAGGATCTGGGCACTTACGGCGACGCCCTGACCAACGCGATGGGACACGATAGCCCGGCTCCGATCATTGTCGGTGACTACAGGGAACGGTCCTATGCCCGTTACCAGTAACAATTTCCAAGTCCCGAACCACGGCGCCTTCAATGTGGCCCTGCAGGGACCGATGGGTCCGCCCGGCCCGCAGGGGCCGAAAGGCGATCCCAGCACCGTGCCGGGGCCGGTCGGCCCGCAGGGGCCGATCGGGCCAGTAGGCCCCAAGGGCGACACGGGCGCAGCCAGCACGGTGCCGGGGCCACAGGGGCCGCAGGGAGACACTGGCCCGCAGGGCGTGCAGGGCGTCAAGGGCGACACGGGTTCGCAGGGGCCGCAGGGTATCAAGGGCGACACCGGCTCGCAGGGCGTGCAGGGCGTGCCGGGCAATCCCGGCCCGACAGGCGCAACGGGTCCAACGGGCGCGACTGGTGCGGTCGGTCCCGAAGGCCCCGAAGGCGCGGTAGAAGTATACGAGCAGCCCAGCGACCCCGGCGCGGTCGATATTGGCGCGCTTTGGGTGGACACCGACGAAGAGGCGCCATCGGGCGGCACCGGCGGCGGCATTGAAGAAGCCCCCAGCGACGGTTCGATGTACGGTCGCATCGATGGGGCTTGGCAGTACGCCGTCCCCCTGACCGGCACCAGCATGCAGGGGCCGCTGTCGGCTGCGCCGACGCATGGCGACATGGCCAACTCGCCCGCCGCCATCGAAGGCCTTCAGGTCATCGGCGCGAACGGCGCAGGCCATGCCGCCTACATGGTGTTCCACCGGCCCAATTCCTTCGCCGCCTTCTTCGGCGTCGACACTGACAACCAGTGGAAGGTTGGCGGCTGGAGCATGGGCGCACAAGCCCATACGATCTGGCACGCGGGCAATTTCTACCCCGGCAATTACGCAGTGGTCGGGCATCACCATCCGGTTTCCGAAGTCGATGGATTACAGGCTGCACTCGATGGCAAGGTGAGCCCCACCGGCGACGAAGACATCAACATCGCCAAGGCCACGCCGACCCTCAACCTCAACAAGACGGCGGCCAACCAATACAACGTCATTGGCGGCCAGCTCAACGGCCTGCAGCGTTGGTACATGTCGATGGGCAACAGCACGCCCGAAACCGGTAGCAATGCCGGGTCCGAGTTTGAGATACTTCGGTTTGATGATGCGGGCGGCTATCTCGATACTGTCTTGAAGATCAGCCGCGCGACAGGCGTTGTTGACTTCAGGGTCGCCCCGACTGTTGGCGGCACGCCAATCGTAGCCAAGGACTACGTTGATGATCTGATCGCGACGATGCAACGTCGTATCGAAATGCTGGAAGCAAAACTGGCGGGGCTTGCGCCATGACCAATTACGCCGTCAGGGTCCGCACCTCGGGAGGCTGGCAGGATCTCGCCCTGACCGGGCCTCCGGGTCCGCAGGGGCCGCAGGGGCCTGCGGGTTCGGCCGGGGTGCAGGGGCCTGTGGGTCCAACCGGGCCACAGGGCTCGGCGGGCACCGGCATCAATTTCAGCGGCCAAGTCCCGACCGTTGGCGATCTTCCGTCCGGTGCGGCGGATGGTGACGCTTATGTCGTGGTCGCGACCGGCGATATGTGGGTCTGGGACGCGGATAGCGGGGCGTGGATCAATGCCGGTCCCATTCAGGGTCCGCCGGGGCCGGTGGGAGCTACAGGAGCGCAAGGCCCGAAAGGTGACACCGGAGCGGCTGGCGTAGCCGGCGCAACCGGCGCGACCGGCGCCCAAGGCCCCAAGGGCGACACCGGCTTGCAGGGCATTCCCGGCACGCCGGGTGCCACGGGCGCTACCGGCGCGAAGGGCGACCCCGGCGTGCAGGGGCCGCAGGGCATCAAGGGCGACACCGGAGCAGCGGGTGCCACGGGCGCGACAGGCGCCACGGGCCTGCAGGGGCCGCAGGGCATCCAAGGCGTCAAGGGCGACACAGGCGCGCAAGGCCCCGCAGGGGCCGGTACGCCGGGCACGTCGGCACCGCTGATGGACGGCACCGCCACGGTGGGCGTCTCGATGGCGTTTTCGCGCGAAGACCACAAGCACCCGACCGACACGGCGCTGATGAGCCTGATTACCGCGCTGACGGCGCGGGTGACGGCGCTCGAAAGTGCGCCCGGAAAGTGGGGTTAGCATGAGCCAGCATCAGGCATTCCGGCGCGTCGCGGTCGACCAGCAGATCGCGCAGAAGCTGCAGACTATCACCATCCCGGCGCCGACGCGCGGCATCATCATGAGCGAGAACGAGGCCTACATGCAGCCCGGCGGCGCCGTGATCTGCGACAACTGGAAGCCGACGCTGCGCGGCGTCAGCCTGCGCGGCGGCTGCGAGGAGTGGTGCCGCCTGCCGGAGACTGTGCCGGTCATATCCTCGTTCAACTACGCGACGGGCGACGATCACCAGATGTTCGCCGCCAACCTCACCAAGATCTACAACGTGTCGACCACCACGCCGGTGGAGGTCGCAAGCGGGCGCACGTCGGGCAACTACGTCGCCTCGCAGATGGCGAACGCGGCCGACGACTGGCTGCTCGCCGTCAACGATGCCGGAGATCCGATACTGCGCTACGACGGCTCGACGTGGGCGTCCCTGCTCACGACGACGCCGCCGAACTGGCTCGTCAGCACGGCCTACCCCGTCGGTGCCAAGGCGACAGACACTTCCGACGGCTCGCGCTGGAAGGCCGCGTCGGCACACACCAGCCCGGCGACTGGCACGTTTGCCGAGGCCCGCAACGCCGCGCCGGGGCAGTGGGTGTTCGACATGGCCTCCGACGACGCGCCGTGGATCATCGGCCCGAAGGGGACGCCGGTCGAGAACGGCGGCAATCTCGTCTACGTCTGCAAGTACCGCAACCGCTTCTTCTTCATCGAAAAGAACAGCATGAATGCGTGGTACCTGCCGCTCAACGCGATCGGCGGCCAGCTGCTGATGATCCCGCTGTCGGGCGCGTTTACCAAGGGCGGCAAACTGCTTTTTTGCGCGGTGTGGTCGATCGACGCCGGCGACGGCATCGACGACAAGCTGGTGTTCGCGACCGACCTCGGCGAGATCGTGGTGTTCACCGGAGGCAACCCCGGCGACGCCGCCAACTGGCGGCAGGAGGGCAGATACACGATGTCGCCCCCGCTCGGCATGAACGCTCACATCGCGATCGGCGGCGACCTGCTGGTGGCGACGGTCGACGGCGTGCTGCCGGTGTCCGGCGCCATTACCAAGAGCCGCGCCGAACTGGAGCTGGCCGCCGTCAGCCGCAACATCAACCAGATGTGGCGCGAGCAGGCGATCGACAAGCGCGAGCACCCGTGGACGATCTGCAAGTGGGACGAATACGGCGGGGTGTTTGTGAGCCTTCCCGGCGACCTGCCCGGCAAGCACAAGTGCCTCGTCGTCAATGCCGCGACTGGCGCATGGGCACGGTTCACCGGCTGGGACGCCTATTGCTGGCTGCGACTGCGCGGCGACGCGTTTTTTGGTACGCAGACCGGCCGCATCATGCAGATGGACCGCACCGGCTACGACGACGGCGTGCCTTACATCGCTACGCTGGTCGGTGGCTGGGAAATGTTTCAATCGCCGTCGCAGACCCTGACGTGGCGGCAGGCACGCGCGTCGTTCTCGGCGAAGGCAGGCGAGCCGTTCGTGCCGCAGATCTCGGCGACGATCAACTACGTCGTCACGTTGCCGACACCGCCCGCCGCAGGCATCGACCCCGGCCCGCAGGATCTGTGGGCCGAGGGGGTGTGGGACACGGCCAAGTGGGACAACGGCGTGCCCGGCGCGCAAGTGATCAGGAACACCGGCTGGGTGTCGATCGGCATGACCGGTTTCAGCCACGCGCCGATCGTGCAAGTCACGGTGGCGCAGCAGGCCAAGCCGGTAGTGGACATGATTTCTATCGCCGCAACCTTTGAACGCGAAGGCGTCAACGTCTAGGAGAGTGCGATGTCGTTTATGGACGTGATGTACGGCCCGCTCGGACAGGTTAACAACCAGTTTCAGGCCAACCTCGGCCAGAACGCCGCCGCGATGGGGCAGCAGCAGAATTTCTACGGCGACCTGTCGAACGCGGGTGCGTATAATCAGTACGTCACCGACAACCTGTATGGCCCCGGCGGGTTTGGCGGCGACACCGCCAAGTACGCTTACGCTGGCGCTGCTTATGGCCGTAATACCGGAGGCTTTGGAGGTTATGGTGGTTACAGCGACCCCTACGGTGGCGCAGGCGCCGATCAGGGTACTGCCGGCTGGGGTTCGCAGCCGATGGATAGCGGCTACTATGGCTTGTCGGCGGAGGAACTCCACGCACTGACAAGCGGAGCGCCGTCCTCGTTCAACGACCGCTACAGTTTTGGCGCGCCCTACTCCGGCCTGCCGCCCGAGATTATGACTGGCCAGAGCGATCCTTATTCGTGGTCCCCGAGTGCCGCTCCTTACGGCGGCATTCGCTCCGGCATGGGCGGCGGCGCGTGGGACACGCAGGATCAGTGGGGTCGGGGCTACACGCCGCCGGTGCAGAACTACGGCGGGGATCCGATGGCGGCCTACCGGATGGGCGGCGGCGGGGCGCTGCCCGACTACAACGGCGATATGTGGGGAGGCAATTCCGGCTATCAGCCGGCGCAGGGCTATTTCGACACCAACACTATGAACTGGGTGCCTGCGCCCTCGTTCAACGACCGATACAGCTCCTTCTCCCCCGGCACTGGCAGCGCCTACGGCCCCGGCTATTTCGACAATACATTCGGCTCCGCCAACGACATGCAGCAGTCGCGCGACGCGATTGCGCAGGCGTGGATGAACCAGCAGATGGCCGGCGGCGACAGCCGCTACACGCGGGGCGGCGATATCTACATGTTCGGTGCCAGCCCCGGCAGCGGCAATATCGGCGGAGCGACTGACACGTTCTCCGGCTGGGACTACCAGCGCGGCACGCCCGGCGGCTTCGACCAGCGATACTACGCCCCGCAGGGGCCGATGGGCTACAATCAAGGTGTCGACGAACTGGCCCGCCTGTACAACGAGACGCTCAATTTTCCGCCGTACCAGCCCTCGACCTACAGCGATCCTGACATCTTCAAGATCACCCCCGGAGGCGGCTGATGTTCCAGTACGTCTTCGACCAGACCATTCACGTCGCGCCGTTCGTGGCCTCGCTGATCCCCGAGTGCCGCGAGCGGGGCTTCGGCGAGTGCTCGACGATCGGCGTGCTGGACGAGGACGGCTACCTGATGGGCGGTCTGGTGTACCGCAACTGGTGCCCCGAGACGGGGACGATCGAGATGTCCGGCGCGG